AACACAAATAAGTGCCCTAACTTTACGGCTACTTTAGAACAGCAAGTCTATGATGATTTTGGAATGCCAGATAAAAGCGCTGGTTTAGACCACGTTGGCGATGCTGGTGGATATCCAATAGCCAAGAGATTCCCGATCATCATTCAGAAAGTATTTAAACGGCGCACAATCGCTGGTTTTTCCCGTTAAACAACGCACCTTTTCAGGTGCTTTTTTATTGGTGTTTTTATGGCAGTTACTGATAAACATCCGCAGTATATTGCTGCACAAAAAAGCTGGTTGATTATGCGTGACGCCGTTGCTGGTGAAGAGCAGATCAAACAGGCACAAACAAAGTACCTAGCTAAATCGGCCGGAATGATTGAGGCTGAAAAGCAAGGTGATACGACTGGAGAGATTTATAAGGCCTATCTAAGTCGAGCTCAGTATCCGCTATGGGTTCAGGACGCATTACGCACAATGATCGGGTTAGTTTCAAAGCTTGAGCCGAATATTGTGATTGAAAGTTCTCTACTTAAAGGATTGATAGAGAATGCAACAAATGACGGTTTTGGGCTTAAACAGCTCTTTATTCGCATTTGTTCAGAGTTGCTAGAGTTTGGGCGCTGTGGGCTGCTTGTCGATGTTGATGCTAAAGGAGTGCCATATTTCGCCTTATATGATGCGTTATCTATTATCAACTGGAAGGAAAACAGTATCGGTGGTCGAAAGGATTTAAAACTGTTAGTGCTCGAGGAGCAATTTGATAATAGTGAAGATGAATTCGGGCACGAAACTAAAACGGTTCACCGCGTTCTATCTATGGATGATGGAGCATTAGCGGTCCGATTGTTCGATGGTTCAAATGTGGAGGATAAAACTCCCGATCTCGGCGGTAATCAACTTTCTTTCACACCATTTGTTTTCTGCGGTGCCACTAGTAATTCTCCGGATGTAGGTACCATACCGCTTTTGACAATGGCCAAGGCTGCTCTGAAGTATTACCAGCTCAGTGCAGATTATTACCAGTCTCTTCACCATACGGCCCATCCGCAACCTTGGATTAGTGGCCTTGATGATGACGATGATGATATTAGCGTTACTGGTGTTATGGCTGTCTGGAGTCTTCCTCCAAATTCACAATGTGGTTATTTAGAAATTTCAGGTAACGGCATTGAACTCACTAAAAAGGAAATGGATGCGCAAAAGAATTCAGCATTAGAAGCTGGGGCTAAAGTAGTTGATACCAATACACAAGAATCAGGTGAAGCGCGCCGTGCACGGCAAGACGATCAGCAAGCAAGTCTTCACAGTATCGTGATGTGTGCAGCTGCAGCAATTGAACAAGCCATTAAGTATGCAGCGCAGTGGTTAAAGCTTGATTCGACAAAATATTCATTTACAGTTGAACCTGAGTTTATTGTGCAGGTCACGGATATTAATCTTGCAAAACAGCTTTATGAGGGTGCTATTTCAGGGAAAAACTCTTTCCGCACATATTGGGAATACCTGATGACAGGTAAATTACCAGCTCACGACTATCAGGAAGAAGTGAAGCGGGTAGAAATAGAGCGAGATAACACTCCTTTGTAGAGGTGATGTATGGCTTCAAAAGAAGATAAATCATTGATTGAAGTACTTACCCAACATCAGGCGTACTTATATCGGGTGTCTTCTCAATCTGTTAAAGAGCTATTAAAAATCTTTAATGATGAGTCAATATTAATGTTGGCAAAGCTTCGGGATTTGCTTGATGAATTAAATGATTCTGAAAAGATGGCTCTAGCAAGTGGACAGTACACAACGTCAAATCTGAAGGAAGTTCGTGATCTGATTGCTCAGTGGTTTACTGCAATAAACACTGCATTACCTGAAGCTTTCGCTGTTTCTGCTACTGCCTTGGCTGTTTATGAAGCCAATTACATGGCGAAGCTATATGGCGGCAAGATCAAAAAGCCAAATGGTGAAAAGGTATATGCAGCAGCTAAAAAAATACCATTGGTAGGTGGGGCTCTTGTTGATGATCTGCTATCAAGAATTGCTGAAAATGCCCGTCAAAAGGTTGAGTATGCAATTCGGGATGGTATCAACTCAGGTAAAACAAATCAGGAAATAGTTCAGCGTATTCGCGGCACCAAGCGCCTTAATTATGAGGATGGGCTTTTAAGTAGCTCTAAGACGGATATTGAACGTACCGTAAGAACAGTTCGTAGTCATGTTGCTAATCAAACGTATTTAGATACTTTCAAACAGTTAGGTTTTGAGTATGTTCGTTTTATTAGTGTATTGGATGGAAGAACATCTAAGCTTTGTGCTCATTTAGACGGTACTGTCTGGAGGATTGATGATCCGGCAAAACGTGTACCGCCGTTGCATCCTAATTGTCGCAGTGAACTAGTACCAGTTAAAAAAGATGGTCAACTTATCGGTGAACGGCCATTTGTAATGGACGAACGTAGAGTTAAAGACATCCCCAAAGAAGAGCGAAGCCAGTTAATAGGACAGTTAGATGCAAACACCACATTCAAAGAGTTCTTTAAGAAAACAGATGATTTCTTTCAAAGGGAGTGGCTAGGGCCAAAGCGCTTTAAGCTCTATAAAGATGGGAAATTTGATTTTGATAAGTTCTTTGATCCTGAAGGCCGTTTCTATAGCTTAGATGATTTGAGAAAGTTGGATGAAAAAGCTTTTAAAAAGTTGGGTCTGTAATTTTTCTTATGTTATATTTTTTAAAACATCAGAATTTATACAATATGAAAACAATAGCTTTTGTATGTCTAACCCTAATTTCCATCACTTGTTTAGCTGAACCAAGTCAAAAATATCTTAAAGAATATGATCGATTGTCTGAAGCTTTGGAGTCAGCAATGGCAAATGCATATTCTTTTGATCCTGCAACTGGTCAAGTAAAACAGGCTACTCAAGGTTTAGAAGCTAAAAATAATTTATGTAGAGCTGCCCAGGCGAAACTAAACCTCACCACGTTTTTAAAAGACAATTTAGAGGAATCTAAAGAGCTTTATAAATCTATTGATGGTGCAGAGACTCTAGATAAAAATTATCTTAGTGGACAACAGCAGGAACAACAAAATCTCGTTTCAAATTTGAAAAAAGACCTTGTTGGAACTGGATTTAACTGTGAGTAATTATTGCCGATTACAGGTAATTCTAAACTCACTTAAGACACAATTTTCACCTATATAAGCGCCCAAATGGCGCTTTTGTCATTTATGGAGTTTGGCTTATGAGTGAATCAAAAGTTAGACATTTGGTACTTAAAAGAGTTTCAGATAAATCTTCTCATCTTGCTCTTTGTGACGAGGAAACAGGTATTCCATTAGCTGGATTAACCGCTGTAAAAATGAATTGTAGTGTTTTTGAGGGTCCAGCGACTATCACGGCAACATTTGATGTAGGTGGTCCTCAAGGCATCCGCTTAGTTGGTGACGAACCTAGACAAAAGGTTTGGGGTGCAAAGGAAACGTAGCGAAAGGTACTACAAATGCCTGAAAAGCAAATCAATATGTCAGATGCTCAATATATTCTGAGCACAAAATGAATTCTGGTGCCATTTCTTCAAATTAAGGTTTCAAGCCATGGCAATTTATGGTTTTACTTTTGAAAGATTAAAAGCAATTGCACTCATCAAATAGAACTTAATTTTTAACCATAGCACCTTCGGGTGCTTTTTTTGCGAGAAGAAAATGCCAAGCCCTATTATCCAATATTTCCAATATGAACATTTACCTGAACATTTGCAGCAAGTTAGTAAGCCAATTGGTGATTTAGCTCGGCAAATGGATGAGCAACTTCCTGACGGGCCTGAAAAATCCACAGGATTAAGAAAGCTACTTGAAGCAAAAGATGCATTTGTACGCCAAGCTTTAAGTAAATAATCATTTATAGAAATGAAGCGTCCTAATGGGCGCTTTTTTAATGCCTGAAGCTAAGCAGAGGGTTCAACAATTAAACCCGCTAAGCGGTATCTCTAGGAGATTTTTAAATGCCAGACGAAATCAAAGTTGATTTGGAAAATCCTGAAATTAAAGCAGCTATTCAAGACGCCGTTGATGAAGCTGTTAAAGGTCTTAAAGATAAGAACGCTGAACTTATCAAAGATAAAAAAGAGTTGAAAGATGAACTAGGTTCATTGAAATCAAAGGTTGAGGGTTTAGATCTGGATGCAATCAAGGTCCTGCTTGATAAATCAAATCAGGATGAAGAATCCAAACTTATTGCAGAAGGCAAGATTGAAGAAGTTATTCAGAAACGCACTGAGAAGATGCGTGAAGAGCATGACAAGGTTCTTAAGGCAGAGAAAGAACGGGCAGATAAAGCTGAAGCTTATGCCGAGAAATTCAAGAAATCAGTAGTGCAAAGCCAAATTGTTCAGGCTGCTATTGAACTTGAAGCACTGCCAGAAGCGACCCCTGATATCGCCTTTTTAGCTCAGACAAAGTTTGCATTAGATGAAAACGGCAAAGCTGTGGCAGTTGATGAAAACGGGGAAGTAGTCATTGGTAAAGACGGCCAAACACCGATGACCCCAAAAGAATGGGTTGAATCTCTACGTGAGCAAAAACCGTATTACTGGCCTAAGCCTAATGGTATGGGCGCATCAGGGAGCAACAATTCAAAAGGTCAGCCAGACATTCTCAAAGCAGATGGCTCGGTAAATATGACCAAATTGGCGCAATTACGAAATGAAAACCCGCAACTAGCTAAAGAGCTAGCGGCAAAACACGGTATTAAACTTTAAGGAGTAAAGCCTAATGGGCGACACAAAAATTGCTGATGTAATCGTACCCGAGTTATTCACTCCGTACGTATTAAATAAAACTGCCGAAAAGTCTGCATTATGGCAGTCAGGCATTGTTGGGGAGCTAGATGAAAAAGTTGCTTTTGGTACAGAAGGCGGTACTACAGTAAATATTCCTTTCTGGAATGATTTAAGCGGTGAGTCTGAAGTACTTTCAGATGGTAAAGCTCTTGGGGTTAATAACATCACTGCTGGTAAAGATATTGCGATTTTGCATGCCCGTGGTAAGGCATGGGGTGCAAATGATTTATCTAAAGCTTTATCTGGTGATGACCCATTGGGTGCGATTGCTGATCTTGTAGCAGATTACTGGGCTCGTGAATTTCAGGGGTTTACCGTAAATACACTTAAAGGTGTATTTGGGTCTGCAAGCATGGCAGGTAATACCCATGACATTTCGGCTGGTACTGGAGCAGCAGCCGTAATTGATGGTCATTCATTTATCGATGCATCTTATAAACTGGGTGATGCTGTTGATAAATTAACAGCGATTTCAATGCACTCTTTCACAATGGCAGCACTAGCCAAGCAAGGTTTAATTGAAACTGTGCGTGATGCTGATGGTGTAGTGCTTTACAAAACTTTTATGGATCGCCGTGTGATTGTAGATGACGGCATGCCTGTTGAAGGCGACGTATTTACTTCTTACTTGTTTGGTTATGGCGCGATTGGTTTCCAAGATATTGGGGCACCGGTTGGTGTAGAGACAGACCGTGACAGTTTAGCGGGTACTGACATTCTTATTAACCGCCGTCACTTTGTACTACATCCTCGTGGCATTAAATGGGCAGGTGATACAGGTATTGCACCTAATAATGCCGGTCTTGCTACAGCCGGTAACTGGGAACGTGTCTACGATCCTAAACAGATCCGTATTGTGGCATTCAAGCACAAGATCAAATAACAAAAAGGCGGGTAACACCGCCTTATCTTTTTGGAGATCCACATATGGGACTTTCATCATTTAACCGTGCACGGGAAAAACAACAAATGACAGAAACAAAAATTGCTGAACTCGAAGAACAACTGGCAACAGTAAAGGGCGAATTTATTGCCTTTCAAAATGATACGGAAGCAATGAAAGCACGTATTGCTGAACTTGAATCAGGTGAAGGTAGTCAAACACCTGAAGATGACCAAAAACCAAGTGATACTCAACCACAACCAATTAACTATGCAGGCCTCAAAGTAGATGAGTTGCGTGCGGTCTTGACTGAAAATGGCATTGCATTTGAAGCAGGTGCTAAAAAAGAAGAACTTTTAGCATTAATTCCAAAGGAATAAACCATGAGCTTTATCACTGAACAAGAAGCGATAGAACATGTTGAAGGCTTTGATGCTTTATCTGCCAGTGATAAGGCTCAATACCTCCAAATGGCCGAGGCATATCTATTAGCACGTAACGTTAAGCCTTACGAGGATGCTACCCAAGTACCTGAACCTTTAAAAACAGCCTCATATCAAATCATCAAGGGGATTATCAAGGGTGATCTATATCAAGGACAGGAACAGGTACTAAAACGCAAGAAAGTCAAAGCTGATACGGTTGAAACTGAAAAAGAATATCAGGACGGATCAGTAAAGCTTAGTGCGATTGAGCAATTCATTCTTGATTTGATTAAGCCTTACAGCAAACGAAAAGCTGTATTTTTTGTCAGGAAAATCTAATGGGCTTACGTGACGAAATTCAGGCAGATATTGCTGAAGCATTTAATGATGATTTAGCAGATGCCGTTCATACCTTTACATGTGAGCGGATCTCAAAAACTAATTGGGATCCTAAAACTGAAACTTCTATTGAGGTTAAAGAAAACTATTCTGGTCGTGGCGTTCTGTTTGGCTCATACAGTCACTATGAGATTCAGACGCTTGGAGTACTGGCCACAGATAAAAAGGCTACAGTGCTACAGAATGAAATTACCAAAGAGCCAATGATTGATGATGAGTGGCTAACAGCCTTAGGCTCATTTCGGGTAATTCATATTCAACAGGATCCAGCCTCTACTATTTGGAAATGTCAGTTGAGGAAGGTATAAGCTTGTATTGATTAATTTAGTTGATTTAAGCTATATACCTATTTTTAAAATACTTTCTTGGGGAAATTATGGGGTATATCGTTAAATTAACCGATTCTGGTAAATATTTAATTCCAGACAATGAGGGATTGCTTACTACAACAGATTCAAAAGAAAAAGCTGTAGAATTTGGTCAAATAGATGATGAAGAGTCTGCTAAGTTAACTGCCCATAGTTTTAGTGGTGGAATGACAACTGGCGTTGATTTCATAATTGAGAAGGTGTAATTAAATTATGGCAACTCAAGCATATGTAATCGTCATTGAAATCCCAGAAAAGAAATGCCCAAATGTAAGAGGCAAAGCTAGTCTAATTAAAGATGGTAAGGCAAAAGTTTATCTTTCAAATAATACAACTTCTAGAGATGCTGAAAATGGCTTTGACCGATATGGAGTTACAGGTGGTCGAAATGCTGTAGTAGTAACTGAGGCAACATTTCCAAAATACGAAGAAGAAATTACTAACTATCTTAATCGAAGGTTTGGAGAAGACTGGTCTTTAAAATTAGAAAAGTGCTCAGTTGCATAAATTAAAACCCACTTCGGTGGGTTTTTTAATGGGCGCAATTTAGGAGTTTGAATGGTAAATACAAACTACGTTCCTTTGTGGCATATCTCACCATTTCAGCATGTGCATTACACATTAGTTCGAAATCAACTGCATATGGATTTGCTATTTGAGGACATGAATAAGGTCGATCAATTCTTGTCTATTGAAGGGGCTGCAGCTCAGGTTGATTTCTATTCCGAAGGTGCATATGCAGTTGTTCAGCTTGGTGATACTTCAGAAAGAAATCAGATTGAAGTGTATGGATTGCTTTTACATGAAGCTGTTCATGTCTGGCAAAAGATTAAAAAGCTCATGGGTGAACGAGAACCGAGCTCTGAGTTTGAAGCTTATTCAATTCAGGCGATCGCTCAGGATCTCTTTAAGATGTATGAGGAAAGCGAGGTTAAAAGTCATGGGGTGGAAGGGGAAAAAGCCGACTAGTTTTAGTCTTGATGTGTCTAAAGCAGCAGAAGACCATGTAAAGAATATTGTCATGGATACCGTGCAATCCTTAGTTAATTTAAGTCCGGTTGATACTGGTGCATACCGTGCTTCACATATTGTTTCGGTTGGAGCCGCTGATTACGGTGTACGTGAACCTGAAACGAATCCTATTAATGATGCAGCGATTCAGGCAATGAAGATTAAGTTAGGCAATTTAGTTTATATCCAAAACAATAAAGCTTATGGACCGCGCTTAGAAAACGGCTGGTCTGATCAAGCACCACAAGGTATTTATGGCCTCACTTTTAATTTTATTTCTCAAAAGTACGGTGGCTAAAATGGCAATGACTTTAGAGCAGACAAGGCAAGCTATTATCGATCGTATGCAAAGCTTTACAGGTATTACGCAAGACAGAATCCAGTATCCAAATTTACCAGGCTTTAATGTACCTAAAGATGGTGTTTGGTGCCGCTTAACGATTGCAGGTGGTCCCAGTTTTACTTCTGGCATTGCAGATAAGCCATGTACACGCCGTACCGGTAATATCATGATTCAATGCTTTGCACGTCCCAATTCAGGAATAATCGAAATCACAAAATTGAGTGATGCATTACTTGCTCATTTTGAATATTACTCAATCGATCATCTAGAATGTTTGAATGGCGAATCCATCTATGCGGGTAAAGATGCTGATTTCATTCAGTATAATGTGAGCATTGGGTTTAAGGTGAATTGATATGTCATGTATGCTGACTTTAGAAGAAATCGAAATTAAACGGCAAGAGCTGGAACGACATCTTGAAGATGTTATGGCTGTTGAACTGAAGAAGTGGCAAAGCGAAAATAAGCTTTGTGTTTCCGATGTGAATATACGTTTGGCCAATGTGAATAGTCTTGGTGGAACTAAACATAATGTAGTTACTGGAGTAAGTGTTGATTTAGATTACAAACCTTAAATTACTTTAATTAAATGACCGCTAAGAAGCGGTTTTTTTATGCCTTATTCACTACCACCTCATCGGTGGTTTTTTTTATGTCTATAGGAATCACTTATGAGCAATTTTGTTTTTAAGCGTGGTGACACTTTCAACTTAAATCTGCAGCTAGTTGATATGGATGAAGCGCTGCAATATCCAGCCAATGATGTACGTCGAGCAATCGATTTAACGGGGTATACCTTTACTTCGCAAGTTAAAACTCTGGATGGAACCGCCGTTGCAACTTTCACTTGTACAGCTTTAAACCAGAGTACACAAAAGGGGTGGCTAAATGTTAAGTCCGGAGCAAGTACTGCAGCGTGGCCTTTGGGTCTGTGTCAGATGGATATCAAAGCTGTGGTGAGCGGTACTACTCAGCATACAGAAACTTTGACTTTTCAGGTAATTGACGGGGTGACTGCATAATGGCAAATCTTTTATTTAGATTTAGTTGGGACCACCGACCTTTTGTTTATAACTCATCTCAAGGTAAGCGGCAATTTATGCTGCCTTTTGCTTCGGGCATTCCAAACCTCACTCCAGACTGGACTCAAGTTACGGGCTTAGGTACAGCGGCAACAAGAGGTGTTGGAGTAGAAAGCGGTAATGTAGCAGCTTATGGTTCTTATGGTTTATCTAACTTAGGTTATGGTGGATCTCCAACTTCAGAAGCCGGAAATGATATTGATGCTGGTTATAAAGCAGGGGGACAAAAGACTCGTTTTAAGAATGCACCCACTAGTATTTATACAAATCCCTATATAGCTGCTTATGCACCTTCTATCGTGGTTACTCGTGGAGAATTTACAGGTACGGAGTTATTTTTACCATATTACACCTCAACACGCGCCAATTGTATGGCTGTAATTGCATGGAATTATGTGCCATCCACTGACACCTTAAGTAAAGCAGAGCAAATCGTTTATACGAGCAAGAACAATATCGTTTATACGACCGATAACAGCGCGACCAGCGGCAAATTGGTTACTGTTGAGACTTCTGGCGAACTTCGCTCCAAGGGGTTCACTGTTGATTCGAACGGGGTTTACAAGGCAGCTTCACCGATTGCAAGACTATTTGCTGATTCACTTGAACTCAATGAAGATGCCTCAAAACAGCCGATTAACTTTGAAAAGTTAGGTACAGGTGACTACCTGATAAAAGGTTCTCTCGGATTTGCTAAAGAGGGCTGGTACATTGAAATGCCTAAAGATGCTAACGGTAATGTTCTTGTTGCTGTGTCATATGAGCAGCATGAAGATGGGGATATTGCAGTAAAAACCTACAAGAAAAAATTTGATATCGAAACAGCCTCAATTATTCCTGATTTCGATAATCCTGTAGATATTCCAGAAACTCGCTGGATTGATATTCGATTGCATGAAGAACCTGAACCAGAGCCTGAAGAGCCGTTGAGTGAAACACCAGTGGATTTCCAGCCGACTAACTTATCTCAGGCAGTTGCTGCAGCCATGAATGGCGTGGAACCGCCAGAAATCTCAGAAACAGACGAAACACTTTAATAACCCGCTTAAACAGCGGGTTTTTTATTGCCTAAATTTTGGAGAACCATAAATGAGTTCAGGCGCAAAAATTCGATTATATGCTTGTGAGGAAGCAGTTTTAGGAACAACTCCTGCAAATCCAGTCTGGTACACCGTTCGCCGTGTTACTGATAGTTTGACTGAAAATGTTACTACTGAAGATAGCAGTGAAGTAGTTGATTCACGTTTTCGCCAAGGCGCTGTTGTAACGGAAGCCGAAGTAACTGGTCAACTAGAGTTTGAATTATCACTAGGTACCTTTGACTTATTCTTAAATGTTCTCGCTTTCAATAACTGGGCTGCAAATGCTTTAAGTTTTGGTGGTGGAGTACGTAAGTCTCTTACCTTGGTAAAAGTCTTTGAAGATATTGGTCAAGTCTTTATTTATCGTGGTATTCAAGTGAATACAGGTGAAATGACGATCCAGACCACAGGCAAAATCACTGGTAACTTTGGTTTAGTAGGTAGCTCATTTACGCGACAGCAGGTTAATCCTGTTACAAATCCTATTCCAGCATCGACTCGCCCTCTGGTGAGTATGCCAAATGTTGAAAAGCTACTTATTAATGGTCAATCAATTCAGGGTAAAGCTTGTCTGCAGACACTTACCATCAACTTTAGTAATAATCTGGAAGCGATCCGTTGTATCGGTTCTGGTAAGTACACGCCTGAGTTTTACTTAGAGAAAATGATGGATATTGGCGTAAATGCTAATTTCATGTTTTCAGCAACATCTGCTTCTTGGATTGATGCTATTAAAACCCGTGATGTATTTACATTGACCTTCGATATTACAGATACCAAAGGCAGTAAGTACTCGTTTAACTTCCCGCAACTTGAAGTTAAGGAAGCAAATCACCCTGATGGTGGTGGCGATGACATTATTACAATAGATATCAATTTTGCCCAAGTGCGTACCAGTCCAACGATTGTACGTGCTCTTGTGTAATCAACTTATTCAGTAACAAAGCCTATGGAAACCCATGGGCTTTTTTATTTCTAAAAATTAGAGGTTGTTATGGCTTTAAAAGTCGGAATTATTAAAAGCTCAGACGTATCAAAATGGTGTGAATACAAGGGTGCTGATGGCGATGTACAGGCTGAGTTCAAAGTCCGTGGTATCGCTTATAAGCCTTTTCAGGTAGCTATTGAACGGGCAGGAAACCAGATCTCGTCTAAAGGCTATGATGTGATGGTCAAAGATGAAGATGCCAAGCTTTACCACGAGCTTTTAATGGATGCATGCGCGGCCCACTTAATCGAAGACTGGAAAGGTGTGGTATTTGCCGAAATCGTAGACGGTAAAACTGTTGAGTCCGAAAAGCCATATACACCTGAGAATGCCTCAAAGCTTCTTAATCTTGGTGATATTGGTATTTCAATCTGGCTATTCATTAAAGAACAGGCCCAGAAGATTCAGGAAGACGCAGACAAGGACAAGGCTTTAATTCTGGGAAAGTCATGGAGCTCTACAAATACCAAAAAACGTATGCGTCGAAAACGCCGCACGAAATCGAGCAAATCAAGTTCTTAGGCGGCCGTATTCCGGATCCGCCAGAATATTCGTATGCGGCTGATTCAATTCTTTCGGCATTTAGCACTATATGTCGATCCAGACGTTATGAGCAAAGCATACCGTTATCTTTAGATCAGCAGGCTATCAATGTCTATGCTGAGCATAATGATTTGCCAGTGGCTGCTCATATTTTTAATGACTGTATTTTTGCGTTGGATAA